TAAAATCTTCAATCACTCGGGCGACAAATCGATGTGCTTGAGGATTTTTCAGTTTTCCGTTCAAAATGTTCGTCACATCTTGGCGTGCCATGCTGTACTGAACAGCAAGAGTTGCAATTGTTAGATTATTTTCTTTTAGGTAATCCAAAATTTTTTGACGACCGTTGTCCATATTTGGCATGTACTCCCCTCCTTTCTTTGTAAGTGAAAATAATGAATATTTTTTACGGAAACTGTTGTCTGCCCTAGCTTTTAACAAATAACGCCTTTACAAACCTTCTTACTTTTCATATAATGAAACTACCTTTGTTAACAGAAAGGAGCTGATCCATATTGGCAGAATTTTTGAAAGGTACTGTGTCTCAGTAGTTAAACTCTATTTCTGGTCTGGTTGCCAGCAACGACAAGCAAGAGTCGTAAAAATAGGTGCGAGTTCAGTCGTGGGAGGTAGCCACGTTAAAAAGCGCAACTTCTCGTAGACCAAAGTCCCTAACTATTTCAACTGCAGTGCTGGGGGCGATACCAGCAAAGTGTTGTTAGCTACCGCTATTAGCTTGAGCAGAACAATTTCCGTAACGTATTCCAGATAGCGGCTGGGGTACGTTTTTTTAATCAACAAAAAATGCCCTATCTAACTGATAGAGCATGTGATATAATATTTACGGCACTTCTACACCGCCTATGAAGGGAGGTGAGTCGTTCATGATGGAACTGTTACTTAAAACTATCATCGGACCAATCGTGGTCGGTGTCGTTCTTCGTCTAGCTGATAAAATGCTAGATAAGAACAAATAGTGTCAAAAAAGACCCCAAGCTTATTTGGTCGTGAGCTTGG